GTCTCGTTTCCGGGGCGGTCGTAGCGGACAACGTCGATGTCGCGCATGTAATCGGCCGGAAGGCCGCCGGTGACGGCGTTCACGTCCACCTGTTTCTTGATCCATTCGCGGGCCGCCTCGTCGGAGCCGTCCTGCAGGTTTCCTTTTTCGAGGGTGATGTCCTCGAACTTGACCCGGCCCGCCACCTTCTGGTCGAACATCGAACCGGCCGGGGCGAAGGCCACTTCCTCGAATTCCGTTTTGGGCTCCTGTCCCTTGTGGAACAGGGCCACGTCGAAGCCGTTTACCTCGATGGCGAACTGCCAGTTCTGGTAAAGGCTCTTGGGCATATTTCCGCTTCTCATAGCCTTGTTCTCCTGTTAGATGATTTCTTTGAAGTCCGCGCCGGTGCTGGTCAGGATGAAGTTCAGCTCGATGAACTCCGCCGTCTTGGTCGGCTTGACGAACACGCGGGCAACCATTTCGTTGCGGTCGATGACCGCCGGGGTGTTGGTCTCCTCGTCGCATTGGAAGGCGAAGTCGTAGAGACCGCCCTTGTCCTTGATGTCTTGCAGGAAGGGATTGATCAGGCGGCCGAGGGCACGCCAGGTCTGGGGATGGTTCGGCTCGAACACCACGAAGCGGGACGATTCCGAGATGGCTTCCTCCATGAACATCATCAGGCGGCGCACGTTGATGCGGTCCACGGCCGAAGGCTGGCTCTGCAGCGTCTTCTGGCCCCAAATGTTGATGCCGGTGTCGGGGAACACGGCGATGACGTTGATCCCTTCCGGATAGAGCACATCGCGCTCGCCACGGCTGGTCTTGTAGGCCAGGGAGAGCGTGTTGAAGATGCGGCCACGGTCGATACCGGCGGGCGCGTTCCAGACGTTGGTCTTCTGGTCGCTGCGGGCGATGCAGCCCGCTACCGCGCCGCAAGGCGGCACCAGCTTCTTGCGCGGGTTGACCGGATCGCTGATCTCCAGCCAGGGGTAGTAGAGCGCCGCGTAGGAAGAGTTGAAGGCCGCGTGGCTGTACATCCCTTGTCCCTTGCGGAAGTCGACTGCTTCGAGCGGCTCCAGGTGCATGGGCGTGTCGGCGATGAACAGCAGATCCTTGCGCCCCTCGGCATAGGCGATTCCGGCGTTGATGACCGGCACCGTGGTGACGCCGGGGACCATCAGCAGGTTCAGGGCGTCGATCTCGTCAAAGCCATAGAGGCCGGTATGCTGCGAGGGATCGCCGATGAAGTCGGCATCGGCCAGATCGGTCAGCCCGTTGTCGCCGCCGCTGAGCGTGAACACGCCCAATCCCGGACGGTCGCCGGGAGTTCCCGACGCGGCTGCCAGATCCTGGACCAGAATGAAATCCGAACGGTCGTTGATCGCCAGCTCCACATGGTTGGGCAGCATCTCGTCCATGCTCAGATCCTTGAACACCTCGACCACATCGCCTTTGTGCCGGACCACCAGGTTGAAATGGTTGGCCGGATCGAGGGAGCCGTCCTCGATGGAGACGGAGAGCCGGTCGCCCCAGACGCCTTCGTTCACGGCCTCGATCCGCAGGGCGTCGGCAGGCGTCGTCTCCCGGTTCTGCAGAACGATGGAAGACTTGACCGCCGTCAGTGTGTCTCGGTCGGTGGGGTCGGTGAGATGGGCGATACGGTTGACGTAAAGCACCGAGCCGCCGTTGTCGAAAAATGCCCGGGCCGCATAGGCCAGATAGCTTTCATTGATATAGGAGCCGAAACGGTTGATGAACTGCTCCCAGCTCGTCACCAGCACGGGCTTGTTGATGGGGCCTTTCTCGGCCACACCGACCATAGCGGCCGACGAGGTAGAGATCTGCTTCACATAGAAACTGAAGTCCGTTTCCCGGGTGTAAATCCCGGGCGATAGATAGGTCGGCATGGTTATTTCCTCCGCTTGCTGGTGGTCTTGGCCTCATCGGTTCCGGCGTCCTCGGTCGCCGTGAGCGTTTCCGGCTCCAGGGTTGCGCCGCCGGTCAGGTCGGTGAGACGCACCAGGCCGCGTTTTCCGGCTGTCCGGATCTCGGCGGAGAGGTCCTTGCGGGCGATGCTCTTGCGCTCTCGCGGTCCGAGGTGGACGGTTCCCTGGCCAGAGAGGTTGAACGTCAGGGGTTGAAACTGCAGATTTCTGATTTCGATCACGGTTGTTCTCCTTTACGGTTGAATGGTTCGTTGTTCTGTCACGTCGCCGTGAAACTGGAAGGTCCGATCCCGGATCAGCTGACCGTCTCGCAGGTCGCCGTCGTACACCGGGCAGGATTCGATGCGGATGCGTCCGGAGCTCTGCCGGAGGTTGGAGAGATTTACCCGGGCCAGGCCGCCCAGAGGAACCAGTTCCGTGAGGTTCAGGCTGCCCTGGTCGGCGATGACGATCACCGGATGGAGTTGGATAAACCGCGACACCGACTCGTGAAACTCCAGCAGCTCAGACTCCCGGCCCACGGTCACCACCAGATCGAAATCGAGGTGATAGAGCCGGGGAAATCGACACTCCTCGAAACTCAGCTCCGCGACATTCTTCTCGAACAGGCGGCTCTGGCTGCGGCGGAAACGGTCTTCCGTCAGCTTCGGCCCCTGGAGGATGACGCTGGGGGTGCGCTGGACCTCGAACAGGTCATCCGGGAACACCAGCACGGTGTCCGGGTAGATGACCTGCTTGGCCAGGCGGATCAGTGTTTCTGTGACGGTCTGTATCGTGCTCAAGGGACGCCTCCGTTTTCTGCCTGGTTACTTACCGGAAGCGCTGGGAATGTGTCGGAGGCTCAAAGCGCGGAGCGGATCGCCTCACGATAGTTCTGGAGGATCTGCTCGCGGTACTTCTCCATCACCGGATGCAAAAAGGGTCTGGCGGGGATGATGATGGTCGCGCCGTTCGGATGTTTGATGGTGGCCCCGTACTCCATGACGGCACCGATGTTCACCATGTCTTCCCCGTCCTTGTTGACGGTGCCGCGCAGCAGGCCGACGAACGCCTTGTCGGCCATGATCTTCTGGGTGATGGCGTTGACGAGAAAGCCGGTGTCGATGAGCGCCTTGCTGGAGCCTTTGCGCTCGATGGTGCTTTCGGCGAGTTTCACGAAAGCCTGTCCTCCCGGGGCCTGGGAGCGAATCCCCCGCTGGATCTCACGCACCAGAAAAAGGGCGTTGCGGATCGTGGCTTGACGCAGAGCCGTGGCCAGGCGCGGCCCCATGCCGGTGGTCAGCTTGGTGCGGGCCTTGTCCCAATCACCGGTCCGCCTAACGCCCATTGAGCTTCACCAGTTGCAGGTTCTTGTGAGTGACGGTCCCGAAGAAGTGTTCTTCTTCCACGCTCTGTATGCGATAGGTTTCCCTGTCTGCGGCCAGGCGGTCTTCACCATGAACGTCGGCATCCGGAAGGACACAGGCGAGCGCGTCGATCTTGTCGCTCAGCTCCTCCGGCGGGGTTTCGTTCAGTTCGAGGGGGATGACAGAGACTTCCGCGTAATCGGCATCGTCGGTGCCGTAGAGCCGTTCGCCGGGAACCACGCGCAGGACGCGTGCGGTCTGGCCCGAGGAGAGGATCAGCCGGGCGACGTCGGCCACGGCTTCTGAGCGTTCCCGGTCATTCAACAACATCGAGGTCGATCCCTTGTTCGTAGATGACCGGCGCAAGGCCGCTCGGAGTCAGGATGTAGGCTTCCTGGTCGAGCTGGGTGGCCGGGCGCAACTCGGTGAGCCGCTGGCGGTAGTCCGCGAGCAGATCGGCTTCGAGCTTGGCCCAATGGCCAGGCTGGCCGGTTTTGTCCACCCGCTTGTCACCGCTGGAAAAAGAAAAGGCGTTGGCGGTGGCCGAGCGCATGACCTGGCAGGCGTGGATCTGCGCCATGATCACCAGGAGCTCCCGAACCTCTCCGGAGGGATCGGGGATGATCTCTCCGGCCGTTACCGTCAGCGTTTGGTCAAGATCGCGGCCGACTCGAAAAACGGCCTTCCGGACGCATCTATCCAGAGTCAGGTTCTCGAAGAGAGATGCGCCCGGATCGGAAAGATCGAGCCGCAGGTCGGCGATCAGATCACTCAGCAGCACCTTGCATGCCCTCCAGACGGCTCTTGAGCGCGTCGATCACCGTGCGGCGTTTTTCGGTTTCCATGTAGCCCTTGAGGGTCTCGGGATTGGCCTCCTCGTTGACCTTGGAGATGGCGTCTGTGGCGGAGAGCTTGCTCAGGTCCACCGGCTCCACGTCCTGGTCGGGCTCGGGACTCACGACCGGTTCCTGCTTCGGTTTATCTGCCATGGCCAGGCGTCCGTTTTTCAGGGCAGCCTGGATTTGTTTGGTAAAGTGTTCCACCTCGACGACCTGTCCGGGCTTCAGTTTCAGCCCGGCATCAGGAATGACCAAGATACCGGGCCGGATGTTTTTGATTCGATTCATAACGCATTACCTCCGGGATTATGGAACCAGTTTGATTTTGGCCATGACGTCGGGACGGGTAATGCCCTGGCCGATCTCGGACCACACCAGCCAACCGGTTTTAAAGCGGGTCTTCTGGTCGATGGACTCCGTCTTCAGGTTCTCGCGAACCGGCATCTTTCCGACCTCTTCATCCGGGACGATGATGATCTCGTCCAACGGCATGGAGGCGGTCAGCAGAATGCCGCCGGTGCCGTAGTTTTTGATGACACCCTTCTGACGC